GCACCCGGGCAGGCTGCGCGGTGGATGATGAAGTCATCCTCGCCGTTGGTGCCGCGCGGACGCAGGACCAGGGTCTTCGCAACCGACAGCAGGTTGATGTTGATGCCAGACGTGACATCGACACGGGCATGGGTTGCGTCGACGCCGCCAGCAATGTCGGTCTTGGTGGCCGATGCCGGCGTGTCGAAGTCGAGGGTAATCGTCGTGTTCGCATACTCGCCGGTTGCCTTGGCGGTGATGGTCACGACGCCGGCATTCACGGTAGCGACATACGGAACGACCGAAGCGTTGATGCGTGCAGCAAGGTTCGCAGCCGTCTCGTCGACGGTTGCGCCGATCTCGACGTCGGTCGACTTCACGACGATATCAACGAACTCAAACTTGGTGTCAGCGAACGCAACGGAGTCGCCCTCTTCCGGCAGTGCGCTCAGAGTGACCGAACCGGCTGCCTTCTTGCCATCGCTGACGAGCGTTGCGCCCGGCATGATGGCGACGAGGTTTTCCAGGGTCGTTTCAGCGAGCGGCACGGTGGCCGTAACAGTGCGGCCGGTGATGAGCTCGGAAAGCGGGGTCGTGCCGTGCTGGTCGACGGTCACTTCGTGCGTGGTCGTCTGCACTTCCACCTCGACGCCACCTTTGGTGTAACCAAGGTCAACTCCGTCGAAAAGGACGTTACAGACACCCAGCTTCACATTATCTGCGGACGATGCCATTTCGAGGTCTCCTGAATGGGCATAGGGTGATGTAAGTGCTTACTTACCATACAGCAGTCACCCTGGAGCTGGCAAGAGTAAATAAGGGATTACTTACGTCTGCGCCCCTTGTCGCTCCTGCTACACAGCGATAGAGGACGAACAAAAACGGAGACCTATTGCATGAAGCGTATCCTGATCGCCGCCATGCTAGCCTTCTCGGCACAGCAGGCGCCGGCAGTTCCCATCGACACCTTTGACGTGCGCCTGGTGCTGGACCAGCTGAGCTGGCAATACCGGGACATGAGAGTGTATGCCAAACCGTGCGGCTACTCAGTTGAGGACGCGATCGCCCTGAAGACGCGCGTTATCGGCCGAGTGATGGATTTTCCGGCGCTCGACTTCATCAAAGTTGGCCGCGATATGGATCGAATGGCCGAAGAGGCGGGCGCCGGAAGGGTCGACACCTGCCCCGACGACTACAATCACCAGCGCACGCTGGACCTGACCGAAGAGCTGCTGGACGATCTCGAAAAGACCATCAAGCGCACGCTGAAGATGCACAAGGAGTTCTACGGCGACTAACGCCAGCTCGGACGCTCCGACCAGGCCGCGAAATAATCCTGGGAGAACTCGAGGCCGTTGCCTTCAAGGCGCGGGAACTGGATCGGCCTGGTCTTCGGATAGAACAGCTTCAGAAGGCCAGAGCCCACCGGCAGATCATAGCGCGTCTCGCGCTCGGTGATCAGCGCACGCGAAACCTCGTTCGCAAGCTCCATGCCTTCGCTCGCCTTCGAGTGACGCAGGATGAGCTGAATATCGACCTTGAAGAAGCCTTCCATATCCGGATTGATCGGAATGCCGGTGAGGGGACCACGCAGCAGAAGTCCCCGCTTGACGTCGGCCGGAAACTGATTGCGGAAGAGGTCGATGCCCGGCTTGAACAGGCCCGATTGCTCAAGCTTGTGCTCCAGAATGTCGAAGATCATTCCATAACCTCTTTCACGACTTCATTGATGACGCCGACCATCTTGTTGGCCAGCTTCTTGTTTTCGTCCTCGGCTGCACGCGTCAGGAACTTGGAGCCCACGCGGCCGGGGTATTCCGCCATCTTTTTCTTGGTCCTCTTGCCCGGCTCGTATTGCTCGTAGTGCTCATGGATGATCCAGGCATATTGCTGGACATCGACCCATCCGTGCCGGGACTCGTAGAGCTGATCGCCGCCGACCACGATGTCGATCTGAAGACGATTGCGGGTGCCGTAGGACTTCTCGATATGGATCGCCTCCTTCAGCGCGCCCCAGTCTTCAGGCACGTTGATCTTGGCTTCCTTCACGATGCGCTCGGCGGAGCGGTGCATCTGCTTGCGCGCGTTCTCCTGCACCCGCTCGCCGAGATGGCGCAGGTCAAGACTCACCTTCTTGATACCCTTAACCTTGATCGTCGGCGTCATTCCGGCAGCGTCTCCAGATCGCACTCATAGTGGTCGATCGTGCCCAGCACAGAGCGCCGCACATGGCGGGCCGCCACCATGAAGAAGCCTTCGTCGCACTCGAACCGGTCGCCGATCTGAATGTCGACATAGGCCGGCACCAGGATCTTGGCGCGCTCGGCCATCATCTCGTCGGCCGATCCGCGGGAGGCAGAAGAGTCAGCACGCACGGAGGTCTTTTGGGCGCCAATGTGCATGTTGACGACGCCGAACGGGCACTGAATCGGCTCGCCATAGACGACTTCAGCATGGACGTTGCGCGAGACCGGCTTCATGAGCCGGCCAACAAGGTTCGGCTCAAACATCGGTCACCTCCACATCGAGCCAGGCATTTGCGTTCGGATGGAAGAAGCGGCCGCGGATGTCTGCGTAAGTCTCGTAGACGCCCTGACCATCGAGGGTGATGACCTCGACCTGGCGCACGCTATTGTTCTCATCAAGCCGCATGACGCCGGCGCGCGGCACACCATGATCGGCAAGGGTGAGCATGACAACCTCGTTGTAGGTCGACAGGAGGGTGAGGCGCCAAAGCGAGCGGATATAGATCGCAGAATTTACATTACGGAACTTGCGATCGCGGAAAGCGAAGTTGAGGCTGTCCGGATTGGTCATCCGCCACTCGATGATGGCGGCGCGAACGCTCAAGCCGCGCGTGCGCGTCAGCATCGTGATTTCGAGGATCGCACGCTGGAACTCCTGACGCACATGCGCAACGTCCCGGCGGATCTGCGCGAGGATCTCGTCGTAGAGGTAGACCTGGGTCGCGCTCAGATGCGCAAGGGCTTGCTCGTTGAGTTCTTCAGTATCGATGCTCACAAGCTGCGTGAGGATGCGCTCACGCGCGCTCCCTGCGACTTTTTCGAGCGTGTCGATGATGACACCCTGCTCGTCTTCGAGAAATGCGTGCGCTTCGCTGTAGGCCTCGCGCCCGAGCCATTCGATAGTGTCGGCCGGAGAGCCTTCGTAGCGCGACAAAGCCCTCTCATAGAGGGCTCGCCACAGAGTCGTCAGTTTCTCATATCGTGCGGCCGCGGCGTTCGCGAGCCTGCTCAGTTCGTGTGCGATCATGCACGGGCAATCCGCATGTTGAAGTGGATGTAGCCGGTGAGCGTCGCAAGCGTCTGCGGAGACATGCCGTAGTCCACACGATCGGTGCGCAGGGTCATCGAGCTTTCACCGATCGTCTCGGTCACGATGCCGGCGCGGCGCTTGCGCGAAAGGTTGTCACCCTGAAGGAGCTCGTTGGCCTCAATCACCTGCGCCCGGCGCAGTGCCTGGCGGAAGTGCCGCGGGAACTCGGCAAAGTCGTCTGCCGTCAGCTCCGGCCACACGTCACGGGCAATATGACGCTCGCTCTCCTCCATCAGACGTCCGTCGACGTCCCGGAACGCATATTTCATCGGCAGCATGGTGATGCGCCGGAATGCTTCCACGAGTGCGCCCTTGCGCGCGTCTTCCGTAGCCGTCGCCCAGCCGGTGAGGTTCGGAATATCGAGCGCGACAATCTCGGCCGTCTCGTAGGTCATAAAGGTGTTGATCATCAGCTCGAGCCGCTGCTCGGCCTCGATGGCGTATTTGTGCGACCGGCGGATGATGCCGCCGGCCGTATGGATCTCGATGCGAAGCACACGAGCTGCGCGCGTCTCACCATCCTCGAGGTTGTTGTAGAGCGCCGGGATCAGGATCGGCGTGGAGGCTTCTTCAGCCTCAAACTGGACGTTCGAGAACGTCTCCAGCACCTCGCCCTCCCCGTCATAGAGAACGGCGTCGATCCTGGTCGGCTCTACAGCGGTGCCCTGGTCGTCGGTGAAATTGACGACAACCTCAACACCAGTTCCCTCGGGATAGAAGCGCATCTTATTCCTCAGTCGAGAGCGCTGCGGCAAAGTCGCCGGAGCGGGCTGCCTCAAGGGTTTCGTTCAGCTTGGCGGCTGCCTTGCTGGTCTCTTCGGAAGCTTCGCCCTCGTCGGGCTGCTCGGCCGCCGGCGGCACGTAATCCGGAGCATCATCGACGTCGATTTCGTCGCTCTGCTTGGCCTTGACCTCGTTGGCGTCCTTGGCTTCGAAACGGCGCTGGCGCTCCAGCTCGATCTTCGCCAGATGCTTGTCCTGAGCCTCGAGGATCATCTCGATCAGCACGACCATCGAGCGGTGCTTGACGTTCCAGCGCTTTGCGATTTCGCGCAGGCCCGCAATGCCCTTCTCGGAGGCGACCTGTTCGAGCGTCTCGCGGGTCTCGATCACCACGTTCGGATTGACCTCAAGCGCCGAGACGGTCAGCTCGACTTCCTTCTCCTCTTCAGTCTGACGCTGAAGCGGCTCCTTTACCGGAGCGCGCAGGTTCGCCTCGTGGATCAGGCGATATTGAGGACCAGCCGGCTGCTCATTGCCGAACTCGTCGATTTCGACCAGCTCCATGCAGGCGCCCATCTGGTCACGGATATGCCGCGGAAGTGCCTCTTCAGAGATGCCGTTCTTGAAACGGACGCGTCCGAGGACGCCGGTATAACCGGCCATCCTCGAGGTCACGACCTTGAGCCTTTTCAGATCACTCATGGTTTGCTTTCTGGATTACTCTTCGACGTTCTCGTCACCCGGCTCTTCATCACCCGGCTCTTCATCACCCGGCTCTTCATCATCCGGCTCCTCATCGCCAGGCTCTTGGTCTTCCGGATCCTGGCCTTCCTCATCGACGAGATAGCCCTTCGGAAGAATGGTGCGGCGGTAGTGGGAACCAGCCGGGCCGATCACGTCACCGGCGCCGTCGATCAGGTCGCCACCGATCGCGGCCGCAATGGTGTCGCAGGTGGACTGGGAAATATCGTCGGCAATGCCGTCCACGAAATCAGCACCGAGCAGACGTCCGGTGAAGTTCGTGAAGCCGGCCTTCGTCAATTTCAGGCGCGTCATTTTCGTGTCTCCAAAACAAAAGGCGGGGATTGCTCCCCGCCCATTGTAAGTAAGCTCTAACTTACCTTCAAGCTTAAATTTTCACGCCCTTGAGGCGAGCAACGGCATGGGTCGCGCGCAGCGCTGCACCGCAATACCACTTCACACGCCAGCGGGTGCTGTCCTTGTTGAAGTGGGTGCCGATCTCTTCGAGGCGGATACCGGCAGCATCGCCAGCCCACAGGCCGTGGAAGCCGTCGACCTCGTTCGCGCGAACCGCGTAGATCGAGGTGGTAGCCGAGTCGGTGCCCTGAACCTCGTCCTTCTTGATGTAGTCGTTGATGATGACCGGGGTGCCATCATAGAAGCGCATCGGAGCGCCGAAGTTCTCGACCATCATCATCTCAGCGGTGTTGCCGCCGTGCAGACGGTTCAGCTCGCGGATCTGGCGCCAGACCTCGGAGCGCATCATCAGGAAGTCAGCGCCGAGCGGCACGGCATCCTTCAGCTCGTCCAGCATCGCGTAGGACAGAGCAGCGCCGTTGGTGCCGGCAGCGAGAGTCTGACCTGCGGTGACCAGCTTCTTCAGACCGTCGAAGGTCTTCGGATTGGCGGTCGCGTCGCCGTTGATCAGGATGTTCTTGAACGTCTGGCCGACAGCCTTGATCTTGAACTTCGCCTGGACAGCGATCTGATCATACATCTCCGACTTCACCTCAGAGATGAACTTGGCGATGTCGAACTGACCAGCGAGGATCTTCAGGCGGGTCGAGACGTTCTCGACTTCACCCGTGCTTTCCTCGATGTCGTCATACGGATCGATCCAGCCAGCGGTCGGCAGGCTCTTCTCGCGCGTATACGCGAAGACATCATCCTTCGCCTTCACGAACGGCACGAGGGCGAAAAATTCGTCCTTATCGAGAAGCTCCTCGATAATGCCGCGCTGGCGGTCGTCCTCGGCCAGCTTTGCGGCTTCGGTCATCAGAAGCGGCATACTTGGGTCTCCTTGCAAATAGGCATAGCCCGTCGTGGACTATGGAAGTAAGTGCTTACTTACCATAATCCAGCGACGGGCAGATTGGCAAGAGAAAAAAGTAAGCGCGCGCTTACATTTTCGCTATATGAGAGGGTTACGCCTTCTCGAAGGACGCCCGGATGCGATCAATACCGAACTTCGCAGCCGTTTCCTGCTTGACCGGCGCAGTCGGTTCCTGCTTGGTCGAGGACGAGCCGGAACCCGGAGCCACGTTGGCCTTCAGCAGACTGTCGCGATCCGGATCCTTCTCGATGATGCGCTTGAAGGCCTCATCAAACGAAAGCGGGTTGCCGGAAGCATCGACCAGTTCGGCGCGTCCAGGCGTGCCGGCCGGCTTGTCGTAGCCGACGATCACACCATCACGCAGCTCGAAGTGCCCGTTGTAGAGCTGACGGGCCTTTGCCGGGGTCAGGGTCAGAGAATTGCGGATGTAGCTCGAATTGGCGAAGCTGTGGCCGATCGTCAGGTCGTCGATGACCTTCTTGGCCTGCGTGTTGCGCTCCTCGAGCTCGGCGATCCGGTCCTTGAGCGACTTGGTTTCGCGCTCATGCTCCTCGGCCATCATGGACTTCACGCGCTCGAAATCGCCGCGCTCTTCAGCAGCCTTGCGCTCAGCCTCGACTTCCTTGCGCAGCAGCTCCTTCACCTTCTCAGGGTCAACACCCTCATAGGCGGCCAGCTTCTCGGCAGCTTCCGCGGCCCTGCGCTCGGCTTCCTTCAGCTTGTTCTTCTTGTCCATGACTTCGCGCAGCAGCGCGGCCTTCTCGGCCTTCAGAGCAGCCGGATCGGCGTTGTCATTGTTCTCGGCAGCAGCGGCCGCAGCCTCTGCTTCATTCAGGTCGGCCTGTGCCTGTGCGGCCGCGCTCGCGGCAGCTTCGGCCTCAGCCTGGGCATTTGCCTGAGCATTTGCCTGGCCATCGCCCTCCCCTGCGGTGTCACCGCCGGCGCCAGCACCGGTTTCCGGCGACAGAACCACGCCGCGCATACCCGGCAGGTTCGAGTTGAGAAGCGCGTGATAGGCATACGATGCCTGATGGCGCAGTGCAGTTTCGTTCATCTACTACTCCTTTGCCCCTTTCCTTGGGCGTCCTGGGTTGCGAATGCTCGCGTTTGGGTCAGTTCCTCGACCCGGTGACTGTTTCAGGTTCCGCGCGATGCCCTACTGGCGGCGGCCTTATGGGTTTTGTTGGCGTTGGAGGCGGTGTTGCGCGTCACCTCGCCCTGTCGATTGGGCGCGGAGACGGGCTTGGAGCCGCCAAAGTTGGTGGGAGGCATCAGGAGGTCGGCTCCCTCGAGCCACTCCTCGATGCTGTCGGACAGCTTCTTGCGGATTTCCCTCGACAGCTGCGGGAAGATCTTATCGACCAGCTCCTGCATCTGATGGCGACGGACCTCGACCGGAGCGTTGAGCTTCGCCAGTGCCTCGGCGGTGATAAGCTCATCGTTCAAAGAGGCGATGTCGAACGTGGAGGGATAGGTGACCAGATCGCTTTCCGGAGCCTCTTGCTTGGCCCAGGCAAGCACGGTCTTGACCAGCCAGTTTTCGACCGACTGACAGGTCTGAGCTTTCGACAGGAGAAGCGAGTTCACCCGTTCGAAATCGTAGGCCTTGGCGACACCCGACGAGTTGTCGATGCCGACGGCATTGTCTTCCTTGGTGCGCTCACCGGCGAGGCCGATCGTGTGGTAGATCTCATTGATGATCTTGTTGATCACCGACAGGATCACACCGGCCTGCTTGGGATCGGGCGACAGATATTCCGGCTTGGCGGACGAGCCCTGACCAGCGTCGAACACGAAGACGCGCTTCGTGCCCATCTCCAGCACCTTCTCAAACATGTCGTCGCCGGCCTGGATTGCCTGAGCCGGAATGGCGAGCTGCGAGAAAGTCTGGTCCTGGATGATGGCGTCCAGGTTCGAAAGGTAGTTCGCAACGGCCCGGTCGAGATAGGCAATCTCATCGATCAGGCCCGGCACGCGGTAAGGGTCGTCGCTGATGGTGTGGTCGGCAAACTTGACCGGCACGAAGCCGAGGCCGTGCTCGCCCTTGTCGATCAGGCGCACGTCCTTCTTCGGCGGCTGCTTGCCAGAGCGGTAGTTGCGGACGGTCGCGCTCTCGACCTCCTCATAGAGCTCCCAGCCGGTGCGCGTCCAAAGGCGCACGCGCTCCATGACGAGGCCCGAGCCCTCATGCGGATCCTTGTCGTCGCGGACAGTCTCGCGGATCTTCACCCACAGCAGCTCGCCATCACCGTCGTCATCCCAGGCATAGTCGAGGATGTCCTTGGCCGGCACGACGTAGGCATAGATGCGGTAGCCGCGCTCGCGCGCCTCAGCAACAGAGGGCGCACGCTCGCCAACCAGGCCGTTTTCGTCGGCGACCTCGATGCTGGCGGGGAAATTGTTGTCGACCACCACCGCGCAGCGACCGCAGATCGACTTGGTAGCCGAGACCTGGCGCATGAGCTGGGCGATGTCGAGACCGTTGAGCGAGGCGCGTTTCCAGAAGTCCTGGATCAGCTCCGGCGCATCGTTGATGTTGCGCGTGATCTCGCCCTTGAAGAGATACTTCTGGACGAGCTCGACCACCTCTCGCGTGTGGTTGAAGCGATAGGAGCGCTCAAGGCGCTTGGCGAACTCGTTGTCGCCTTCCTTGTGGTAGCGGTGAATGTTGGCAGGAAACCACGACCGGCCGCCTCGATAGGAGGCTTCCAGGAACGTCCAGTGCGGCAGCAGGTCGTTGTAGCCGGGGTGCCGGCGATCGTAGAAGCTGCGCAGTTTTTCGTTAGTCGTAGCCATTGCGAGTCCAAGGAATGCGGAGCCCGCATTGTAAGTAATAGCTTACTTACATGCAAGCCTAAATGGAAACGCCCAAGATCTTCATCTTGCGCATCGGATGACGGAAGTCCGCGTAGTAGCCGAAGGCGTCGGTCGCGTGCTCGACGCCGAGCGACTTGTCGACCTCTCGCGAGCCTTCCTTGTAGATCGTCTGCTCAAGGCTATCGATGAACTTGCGGCACGAGTAGTTGACGCGCAGCCGGATTTCACCTTCCGCAGTGCGCAGCAGGCGGTTGACGGCATTCACACGGTCCTGCACCAGCGGGTGCTTGTTCTTGAAGTAGATCTTGCGAAAGCCCGCCTCGCGCAGAATGTCGAGCGAGGACTCGCCGCGATCGTGGTTGCGGTTGTTGCCGGCAGGGTCCGGATAGATCGAAATCTGGTTCACATACTTGAAGTAGCGGCGCATCAGCTCGTCGGCAGTCTCCTGCGCGTTCGAGCCATAAAGCACACACTCGTCGACGACCCAAATCTCGCCGTTGGGCTGCTCCTGGATGACGATGGAGCTCATCGGGTCGATGTTGAAGTCCATGCCAATGTAGATCGGCAGCCTCGGGTTGAAGGGGTAGTCGCCCACATGCTCGTTGCGATCGAACGGGTAGTAGACGCGGCCGCTCATTGCTTCGAACGAAGCTTGAAACTCCTGTCTGAAGGACTTCGGATCCATGTCGCGCCGGCGCGCTTCGATTTCCCGGCGCGGAATGAACGGCGAGGTGATGGTCGGGAACTGCCAGCTCTTCCATTCATTCGGCACGCGGCGCTTGCGCTCGTCGAGGACGTAATCGCCGCGCTGGCCGAGCATGAACCGGTCGTAGAGCCAGTTGTAGGACTTCGGCGTGCCGATGAAGAGCGCCCGGCCGTTGGTGGTCGCGAGCGTCGGCTGAAGGACGGTCTCCCAGGTCTCTTCCTTGATGTCCTGCGCCTCGTCGATCACCACGAAGTGCAGACCGACACCGCGGAGCGAATCCGGCTTGTCGGCGCCCTTGAGCTGAATCTTCGAGCCATTGATCAGGTAGATGATCATGCGCGTCTCGTGGATCTTGCGGATCCAGGCACGCGGAATGGACGCCTTCAGGTCGTCCCACATGATGTCTCGGGCCTGCTGGTAGGTGGGTGCCACATACCAGACCAGGCGCTTGCCCTGCTCAGCGGCAAAGCGGATCAGCGAAATCTTGGAAACCTGCGTCTTGCCCCAGCGGCGGCCGGCAACGACCACGCGGAAGCGCCGCGGATCGTGCATGACGATCTTCTGGTAGCGATGCACCTTGAGCGAGGTGCAGACGGGGGCCTTCTCGACCTCTTCCTCAACCGTCATTGAGGTCTCCCAGGTCGATGGTTTCGGCCAGCATCTCCTCGACCGTCGCGTCTTCAGGCAGCGCGCCGGTGTTCTTGTGGTGCTGAAGGATCTCCTCCGGAGTGAGGTCTTCGATGCGCAGGCTCGGCAGATCATCCTCATCGACGTGCTCGTCGGCCTTGAGAATGCCAAGCGTGATCTGAAGGTTGTCGCAGAGGATCTTGTTGAAGCGCTGGACGGCCTTGAGGTCATCTTCCGCGGATGCGACCGGAGCACCGGACTTCAGCGCATCAGAGACCACCTTGCGTGCAATGAGACGCACCTGGCGCAGCGAGGAAACCGCTTCCAGGCGCGTCTCCTCGATCCATTCCGCACGCTTGTCGGCAAAACGCTCCGCGGTCGCAGCTGCGGTTGCAGTGGCAGTCTTGGCAGCAGCGCCGGCGGCCGCAGCAATTTCATGGGCCCTGGAGCCCTTCTTTACTCCGGCAGCCTTGAAACGCTTCGAAAGAGCCTGGCGCGAGACACCGTAGCGCTCGGCAAGGTCACCCAGCGTCTCAGTGCCGAGCTCATAGGCTTCACGAGCTTCGGCAAACTCAGCATCGGACATGCGGCGGCCAGAGCTCTCCGCGGAGTCTCCTGCTTCTTCAATTTCACCGGCGCTCATTCTTCACCTAAGTATGTTCTTACTTACACGTTTTTCCGGAGCAGGTCTGACACTCCGGAGCGTTTGTCCCCTGCCTTCGATAACTTAATTATATACTCTATAAGTATGTAATTACATACATACATATATAGAGTTATCGAAGGCACGGGAACTAAGTCATCGCCGGGCGGAACCAGTCGTATCCTCTTTGAGTAGGAACAAGCAGGCTGTCCCGGCCGCTCTTCTTGCGTTCCAGCATTCCTTGCTTCTCGAGCCATCTGACGCTGATCCGGATGGCTCCGTAGCTTGCGTCATAGGAAATCAGTGCGTGCAGCTCCTTGATGGACAGGAACCTGCCCTGCCCTGCCTCACGCAGAATGATCCCCATGATTTCCTTCTGTTTGCTCGTCCGGCGTGGCTTCACAGCTTCAGCCTTTCATTCGGGCCCTGCTTGTCGAACTGAAGCAGAGGCAGACGCTCCGGAACGCTTCCCTTCGGATCAGGACACTTCCAGATGCCATACATCGGGCTGGCGAGGCCGATCTGCTGGATTCCGCGGATCGCGTCCCTCACCGTCATCTGAGCTGCCCGGCGCTCCATGGCGGCGCCACCGTTGGAGGTGTTCTCGAGCGCCGAGTTCCTCATGTAGAAGTCGACGCACAGGTCGCGGATCCTCTCCTGCTCAGCCGCGGGCTTGGCAGAGATTTCGGCCAGGATCGCTTCGAAGTCCTGCGGGCTGGCGCTGAAGTGCGACCGGAAGAACTTCATCACCTGGTCGTATTTGTTCGCGTTCATCGGCTTCACGAACTTGAAGCCTGCCTTCTGGCCGAAGGCGTTGAACTTCGACATGGAGCTCTGGATCTCCATGAAGGTGTTGCCCTCGATGCGCGAAACCAGGTTCATCATCCGGTAGCCGGCGCCGATACCGCGATACATCGTGTCGATCACGAAGCGCGAGATGACCCGGAAGTTGGCGTTGATGTAGTTGTAGCGGTTGGTGTTGGTGAGCTTCGTCTCCCCTGCCCCGGGCTTCAGGTTCGGGAAGACGATGTGACGCTCACGCAGCATTCCCTTCGGCGCACCGGTGACCAGCACGCCGATCGTCTCGCCGTAGAGCGACAGCCGATAGAACCTCGGCCCGATCGGCAGCTTCTCGGCCTTGTAATGCAGGTCGTGCAGCAGATCCCAATCGGCTTTGGTGCCGCGCTCGACCCACATATCGTGCGCCAGCGAAAAAGAAGCTCGAGGGCTGTCGTTACGCTCGATCAGCGTCTCGCAGTCAAGAAAGTTCACGGTCGCAGCCCCTGAGCTTCTGTGTTCGATTGCGCAGCATCCATGCGTGCTTCGATCAGTCTTCGAGCACTACCCAGTCTTCAGCGAGCATGTCGGTCTGCGAGGCAAGCCAGCCATTGACGGTCGAGCCGTCTACGGAGCGCAGGCAGAAGTTGGGCATACGCACAACCGTGTCGGCGTCGCCCACCGCAAACAGGTCGGCCGCCACGCCATTGATCAGCTCCTCACCCTCGACGACCAGGTTTGCCGGCACCGAGCCCGGATTGAGGTAGATGAATTTGTTCTGCGCGACCCACGAGGCGCGGGCTGCACGCTGACCTGCCTTTACGGCTTCGATTGCTGCTCCAAAATTCATGCTGCTTTCTCCAGTTCTACGCGCTCACGGAAGCGCTTGGTGATGGTGAGGGAAGGCGCCAGCTCGTCGACCAGATCGGTGTGCGTGGTAGCCACCATCAGGGTCTTGCCGGCGCGGCGGGCGGTTTTCTGAAGATTGAAGGCGATCACCTTCGCAGTGACGCGATCGAGGACGGCGCCGAACTCGTCGGCCACCCACACGTCAGCGTCCTGCTCAAGCACCTTCGCGAGCTTCAGGCGGTAGCGCTGGCCGTCGGACAGCTCCGAGGGCTTGCGGATGTAAATCCAGGCGTCCGAGATGCCGGCGAGCGCCAGAAGATGCGTCGCCTCATTGGTGGACGAGCCCACCTGATCGATGACCGGGCGCTCCTCAAGCTCGATTTCGTTGAGGTCGGCCACCTTCTTGGTCTGGCGCATCTGCTTGATCAGCTCTTTGAGCAGCAGCGACTTGCCCGACCCCGACTGACCGGTGATGTAGACGACATCACCCTGTCGAACTTCGATCTGAAGGTTGTCGTAGATCACAAACTCCTTGTCGGAGAGGCCAAGGCCAAAGCTCTCGGCAATCTCCAGCACACGCGGCGTGCGCTCGACGGACGTCGTGAAGCGGCGGTCAACGGTGTAGACGGTCATTCGATTTCGTCCTCGAGGGCGGCAATCTCGTCGTGAGGGTTGAGAACTTCGCCGGTCGGCATGAGGCAGGGCGCCATCTGAGCCATGTCCGCGAACTCCAGCTTCATGGCTTCGAGGAGCCCGGTGTAGAAGAACGCCTCTTCCGGCGGGCAGAAGGAGGAGGTGATGGAGCCGTATTCCTCGGTGCCCGGGATCACGCGCATCGGGAAGATCACGTCCTGGTAGGGAACACCCAGCTCCACATGGCGGCCGATGAGGATGAGGCCTCTAACCTTGTCCTGCTCGACCAGGCGCCGCAGGTTGTCGATGGCCTCGAGGTGAGCCTCGCGATCGGCGTCCCTCGCCTGCTCCACCGCCTTTTCCGCTTCCTCAGTCACCTGAGCCAGAGGCCGGCGTGTTCCGAAGTGGATGACGTTCTCACTCACGAAGTATGCCCTTACTTACTCACGCGGCCGCAGAAAGAACCTCGATAAGTGCGTCAACGCCCTTCTTGCCGGTCTTATGTTCGATACCGGACATAAGCTCGCGGATCTGGCGGCTTTGGGCGATCGTCACGCGCTTGAAGCCGAGCGCATCACCAATCGGGGCCGCCACATCGTCGGTCGCGGTGATCGCGTTCTCGTTTTCCTTCTTCTGCTGCTCGACGGCCTCATTGACGTCCTCAACGAAGAAGGAATCGTCCATCTCGCCAAGGTCCGAGAGGCTGAAGTCGAGCTCCTTCTCGTCGAAACCAAGATCCTGAAGACCAAGATCGCCTTCCAGCTCTTCGGCAAGGCGCTGGAGTTCGATCTGAATGGCGGCCTGGTCGTATTCGGTCGAGGTGACCCGGTTGTCGGCAAGGCGCAGCGCGTCGGCTTCAGCCTTCGTCAGATCGGCCCGGACGATAACGGGAACCTTCTTCAGACCCAGCTTCAGGGCAGCCAGGCGCCGGCCGTGGCCGGCAATGATCTCGCCGTTCTTCCAGACGACGATCGGCTGCGTCCAGCCGGCCTTCTGGATCAGGTTCGCAAGCTTTGCGACCTGCTCGTCGGAGTGCTTCTTGGCGTTGGCCTCATACGGGACGAGTTTCGAGACGTCCCAAATTTCAATCGTCGGGTTCGCGTTCTTGCTCATGGTCGTTCCTATTCGTCGAGGGCCTCATCCAAGAGGTCGTCGATCTCAGGATCGCTCTTATAGGCAGCACCTGCACCGGAGCGCAGATGATCGGCCAGCAGGTGAACGAGTGCGTCACCGGCATTGGTGAGTTCGTCTTCGGTGGTGAAGCCCTGCTCCTTCTGCGTGCGGGCAACCAGGGCGGTGATGCGCTCTGCATCAGCAAGCGTCACCTTGAAGCGCATGACGGTGTGCGTTTTCGGCGCCTTGGCGGGCTTTTCGTCAAGCTCCGGCTCGTCGATCCGCTCGAAGTTTTCGTCAATGTCCAGATCGTCCAGCGCTATATTTGACGCAGAGAAAATCGCGTCGAGATCGGCGTTTCCGTAGGGGAGAAAGTCCTGAAGCTCATCGATCGAACCCAGCTCCTTGAGAAGCTCCGAGTAGGACATCATCTCGTCGGAGCCGTAGCGCGCATTGTCGATGACGCCAATTTCCTTGGCCTGGCGGTCATCGATATAGCCGAGGTTGGCGATCGGAACAGTCTTTGCTCCGAGCTCCTTTGCCTGCTCCCAGCGGTGCTCGCCGCCGAGAATTTCGTAGCCGTCCACGCCCTTCACCTGTCGAACGATGATCGGCTTGAACATGCCGTTTCGCTCGAGGCTCTTTCGGATCTTCAGTTCGTTGTCTGGCGTGACCCGATTGGTGTTCCAGGGGTTCTTCCGCAGCAGGTCTACGGGAACGGTGAGAAATTCAATCTCGCGCATAGATCAATCCGGTGGTAAGTAAGCACATACTTATCCCCTTTTGACCAAAAGGCAATAGGCACACGCAATGGCAACCGTCCAACTGGCTCGCAACGCTGTCGTCGCCAAGCTGGTGAACCCGACCAAGCAGGTCGCCTCCTTCGTCAACTCGCTGCTCTCCTATGAGGCAGGCACGAACGGCATCGGCTGGTCCGGCAAGTCGTCCTTCTTCGACGTCAACAATCACACCTTCCCGGCAGGCTTTGCCTATCTGGTGGAACAGGAGCTGACGGCGATCGGCCATCACGTTCAGCCGATCTTCCGGCCGCACGCCTCCCCTCTCGGACCTGAGAATCCGATCGTTGACGAGTTCGGCAACGATGATCCGCGCTACGACTACCAGATCAAGGCGCTGCGCCAGGTCGAGAAGCACGGCGCCGGCATCATTCGCGTGGCAACCGGTGGCGGCAAGTGTCTGGGCAAGGATACCCCGGTCCTGATGTTCGACGGCACGGTCAAGATGGTGCAGGATGTCGAGATCGGCGACCAGCTCATGGGGCCGGACAGCAAGCCGCGCCTGGTCCTGTCGACCTGCAAGGGCCGGGCTCCGCTCTACCGCGTCACCCCGACCAAGGGTGACAGCTATGTCGTGAACGACGCCCATATCCTGAGCCTCAAGAAGACCTCGCGGGGCTATCGCGGGCGCAACCGGGACGGCGAGAAATACCCCAAGGGCGAGATCGTCAACATCAACGTCGAGGACTACCTCGCCGAAACCAAGACCTTCCGACACATCCACAAGGGCTGGCGCACGGGCGTCGATTTCGAGCCGAGAGACCCGCTCCTGATCGACCCGTATTTCGTCGGCCTGCTGCTGGGAGACGGGTCAATCGGCGCAGGCGTCAGCCTGACCACGGCCGACCCCGAGATTGTCGCGGAAATTGAGCACCAGGCGAAGAAGTGGAACCTGAAGGTCATGGCCTATGACAAGGCCCGGTCCAACAACGCCGCCAAGAGTTATCACCTGACCGCCGGGCGCACGGGCGGCAAGGCGAACCCGCTGACCCATGCACTGCGCCTGGTGGGCCTCGGCGCGGGCGAGAAGTTCATTCCGCACATCTACAAGACCGCCTCGCGCCAGGAGCGCCTGGAGCTGCTCGCGGGCATCATCGACACCGACGGCTACTACGACGGCAAGGGCTTCTACGTCACGCTGAAATCCGAGCGGTTGCTGGATGACGTGATCTTCGTAGCCCGGTCGCTCGGCTTCGCCGCCTACAAGCGGGCGGTGACGAAGAAGTGCCACAACACCGGCGCCGAGGGCACCTACTATTCCACCGTCATCTCGGGTCATCTCGACGAGGTTCCGGTGCGCCTGGAGCGCCGGAAGGCCGCGCCGCGCGCCCAGAAGAAGGACCACCTCGTTACGGGGCTGACGGTCGAGCCGATCGGCGAGGGCGACTACTACGGCTTCGAGATCGACGGCGACCACCTGTTCCTGCTGGGCGACTTCACCGTCACCCACAACACCAAGATCGCGAAGCTGATCATGGCGCGCTACAAGCGCATGACCCTCTTCCTGACGACGCGAGGCATCCTGCTCTATCAGATGGATGACCGGCTCAAGGAGATCGGGCTCAACACCGGCCAGATCGGCGACGGCGAGCTGAAGTTTGTCCGCGGTGTCAATCTCGGCATGGTCCAGACTCTCGTCCAGGCGCTGGAGGTGCCGGACTTTGCGCGCGAGCGCCGTGCAGTCGTGAAGTCGGCCTATGGTTCGAAGAAGGGCAACGAGAACATCTCCGAGGAGGAGATCGTTCGTCAGGCCAAGCTGCGCTACGAGGCCAAGGTCACCCGGCGTGAGACGATCCTCAAGTTCCTGTCGATGGTCGAGGTCGTCATCGGCGAGGAGGCGCATGAGGCCGGCGGCAACAGCTATTATGAGATCCTGCGCCACTGCAAGAATGCGACGATCCGCGTTGCCCTGACGGCGACCCCGTTCATGCGCTCGTCGGCCGAAGACAATATGCGCCTCATGGCAGCCTTCGGCCCGGTCCTGATCGACATTCCGGAAGAGCTGCTCATTCAGCGCGGCATCCTTGCCAAGCCGATCTTCAAGACGGTCGACTGTGATCCGCCGAAGGGTCTGCACAAGTCGTCGCCCTTCGAGCGCGCATACAAGCTCGGCTATGTCGAGAACGCGAACATGCACGCCAGGATGCTGGCCGACGCGCTCAGGGCCAAGCAGTATGGCCTGCCCACTCTCACCCTTGTCGGCCGCATCAGCGCCGGCGAGAACATCCTCAAGACCTATACCGACAACGGGCTCAAGTTCGAGTTCCTGAAGGGAGAGGACAAGCAGGAGCAGCGCCGGGCCCAGCTCAAGCGCCTGGCTTGCGGTGAGCTCGATGGCGTCATCGGCACCAACATTCTCGATGTGGGCGTCGACGTGCCGGCGATCGGTCTTGTGCAGCTCGCCGCCGGCGGCAAGGCAGAGGTTTCGCTGCGCCAGCGCATCGGCCGTGGCCTGCGCGCCAAGAAGTCGGGCCCGAACATCGCGTTCATCGCCGACTACACCTGCAACCTGAACAACACGCTGCGCGATCACTTCCGCCAGCGCCTCAACATCATTCGCACCACGCCGGGCTTCGTGGAGGGCATCCTGCCTGACGGTGAGGATTTCCCCTGGCAGGTGTTCGAGATGAAGGAAGCCGCCTGATGACCACCCGCCTGGTAGATCCGATCCACCTCTTCAACGAGTTCGGCGAACCGGTCATGACGATCGACTACCTGCTTGAGCGGATCGAGGAGCTCGAGGAGAAGGTCGAGAAGCTGGAGCGCCAGAACCGGGGCCTGATGCTCCGGCTCAAGGCGCTCGGTGATGATCTAAGCGTATAGGCAGATAGCTAGGTAGCTACCTAAACAGGAAGCTACCTAGCTACAGAGCTATTTCTGCATCGGGAAAAGCACGTCGCTATATGTAAGTAAGAACTTACTACATATGAGCGAGCAATGTCTCTTCCCCGTATCATCGCACTTTGCGGAAACCCCATGAGCGGCAAGACCACTGCCGCAGAACTGCTCCAGGAAATCTACGGCTACTGGCCGGCCGATGACGGCAAGCCGCTGCGCCAGATCGCCATCGACTATTTCGGCCTCACCGCCGATCAGGTCTACACGCAGGAAGGCAAGCTGGAGCGTGTCGCTCTCAACGATCGCGTCTGGCAGGTCCGGGAGGTTCTCGGTGAGCTCGGTAACGCCTTCGAGGACAAGTTCGGCGGCGACATCATCCCGCTGATGAGCTTCAACACGATCCTGGAGGGGCTCAAGAACAATCAGCGCTACGTGTTCGCCTCCGTGCGCCGCGAGCAGGGTCTGTTCTGGCGCAACCATGGCGCCCTCGTCCTTGAGATCGTCAATCCGCAGGCCGGACCCTCCAAGTTCGAGTTCGACACCTACAATCCGGCCCACTGCCACTTCCGCATCCAGAACGATGGACTGGCGCGCGGCCTCGATCCCTGGGACGCCCGTCAGGATCTTGCCGGCAAGCTCGTCTCCGCGGTGGAGGCGTTCCGCGGATGATGCCGGTCTACTACCGGGGCAAGGCCGTCGGCGTGCTCAAGCAGAAAGTCTCGACGCTTGGTGGCCGGTTCGTGCTCACGATCCGCGAGCCGCGCAGGGTCTGGTCTCCCCTGCTCGATGATGGCGACCCCTGCCCTGCCCCGGCCACCAAACAATATGAGCTGCCCTTCGTGCGCCGGTCGCTGAAGCTGACGCATGAGGCGCTCGAGAACTACGGTCCCCTCACCACCAGCCCCAGCAGCGCCTGGCGCAAGGATCCCGAGGAGGTTCGCTGCATCCTGCGCTCGCTTGCCAAGCTCAAGGGCGACATCATGCCGGACAATGCGCAGATCGTGCGCCGGTTCGACTTCGACGGCTACACCGCGGAGTGGATCGGCCTCGAGGTCGATGACGAGTCCTATGAGGCCATCTTCGACCTCCCCTACTTCGACCCCGTATAGACTCTGGTAACCCAAATCATATAGCTCCATAGCTATCTGAGGCTCTAGCTATGTGAGGATATGATGCCAGACCTGATAATCGCCTGCCTTTCACAGAAGGGCGGCGTGGGCAAAAGCACCCTCGCCCGGCTGATCGCGCGAACCTATGCTGTCGCCGGGTGGACGGTGAAAATCTGCGACTTCAACACCACGCAGCTCACATCAGCCAACTGGGCGCGCATCCGCTCGCAGAACAAGATCGAGCCGGTGATCGCCGCCGACGCCTGCAATTCGCCGACGTCCCTCAAGCGCGAGAACTACAATCTGGTCGTCGCCGACGGCCGGCCGGACTCGGACCAGTCCTCGATGGAGATCGCAAGGCTTGCCGATCTCATCATCGTCCCAACCGGTCTGCCGCTCGACGACCTTGAGCCGCAGCTGCGCTTTGCCAAGGAGCTCGTCGCCAAGGGCGTCCCAAACGAGAAGATCCTGTTCGTCCTCAACAAGACGACTGAGAGCCGGGCGGCCGTTGCCGAGGCGCGCGAATATCTGGCCGAGTTCATGGTCGCCGACCAGGACATCTCAGCCAAGACCTCCTACCAGCGGGCGCAGAACCACGGCTATGCGCTGTCGGAGGTGGGCAAGCAGATAGGAACGCTGGAGGAGAAGGCAGACCTTCTCGCCGCCGAAATCGTCAGCCGTGCGACTGCATTGGGAGAAGCAGCATGACCGAACCAAAGACCAGAGCAGCCGTCCCTGCCCCACGCTCGAAATCGAAATCCTTCCTGCCGGATCCAAGCTCGGCCGCATCGCTGCCGCCGGCCGACAACATGAAGGGTGAGCGTCTCGTTCCAATGACGTTCAACATGCCGCGCGACTGGCACACCAGGTTCAAGATGACGGCCGTCTCACGCGGCATCAACATGAAGGAGCTCCTGATCGAGAGCTTCGCCGCCTGGGAGCGTGAGCAACGAAATAAGGAAAAAGCTGGATAGCCATGTAGCTATCCAGCTTTCTACTCATCAGGAAGGAAGAGGGGTCTGCCAGGCTATGGCGGACCCCTTAATCGTTGCTGCTTCGGTAAGCGCACGATCTGTTCCGACAGCACCCGGGCAGACATGGGCGCCGCGGAAACAGTGTCCCCGGCAAACGCCGGCGCTGCACAGCAGGAGTGCAGAACCAGCAGCCAGAGAACCATCAAGAATCTAACCATATAGCTACCTAGCTACTCAGCTACACCATCATCTGCGGATGCAGCTACATCCTCAGATCCGTTTTCAGCTATTGCCTCAGATTCAGGCGCAGCCGGCATATCCAGGCTCGGATCGAGCGACAGACGCATGACCGGCGCCGCGCACCAGGGATCGTGCAGACAGGCAACCTCGACGGCCTTTACGGCATCAGCACCCAGCGACAGAGCACCCAGCGCATACTGCTCACCGGAGCCGACGGCGAAGAACGGCCCGACCAGCGGTCCAGATGGCTCATGCGAGTTCATAAACAGGAAGACCTCGCCAGAAGGGCGCACCCACAGGCCCTTCATGTCGATGTCCTTCGGCGGCTCGCCGGCCATGCCGGTCTCGAGCCACCTGGCAAAAGCTTCAGCAAGGCCGGGCTTGGTAGTGGAGGCGCCAAACAGGCTGCCATCACTCAGGCGGTGGATCTTTTGCTTGTGGCCGATCGGCGTCGATTCACCCGAATAGGCTCGGGTGTCGGCCGCCATGACGCCGTTGGCGTAGACGATAACCGTCATCGTTTGCTCTCAGGGTATTCCTCGATCACGCGGAAGATCGAGCTCAGGGGGTATTTGTGGACGGTGTGCTTGCCGTCCTTGAGGAAGAGCACGCAGTAGAGCGGACCCTTCGTGTAGGCGTTGATCGCGTTCTCGTAGACCACCGGCTCAGACGCCTCGTTGCGCTGGATTTCACACCGCATAGGGGCCTCCCAGCGCAGCACCAGGCATCAGCGGCCCACGCGGCTGCCCTGCCCAGGTAATTCGCACTGGTATATGGGCCTTGTGGTCGGTAATGGCGATCACGAAGTCCGGGTTCAGCCGGCTCATGCGATCGGTCTGGTAGATCAGGTATTCGTGCTGCGTGCGCTCCACATGGATGACGTTCTCGTAGTCGAGCTGGCTGTCATCGTTGAAGGTGACAGTGACCTTGCGCGGCTCTTCGGTTTTGATCGTGCTCACAGCTCGCCCTCCAGACGCTTCGGCTGGAAAACAGCACGGTTGAGCCACATGAAAGCTTCCTGAACCTTCGTCAGCGCCAAAGCGACGGCGCGCTGGTCAATGTCCTGCGCATGAGGTCCGGCCTTGTGGAAGTCGATCTGACGCAGCACCTGCTCCTCGAGGCGCTTGTTGTCGTTGACCAGGGAAACGGCCCAGTCCTTCTGCGCCTGGTAGCCCGCTACAGGCAGGCCCTGATGCACAGGCTGGTCATCGTCAAACAGGGGAAGCTGGAAGGCGTCTTCGGTAGGGTGGTCGCTCGGCAAAGGGGGTCAAGCTCCGCAATTCGTTGAGAGAAATCCTACCGTCACGCGGAAGTAAGTCAATCCTTACTTATCACCATCTAGGCACATAGCCACGTAGCTATCCAGCTAGGCAGCTACATCCACCGGGCAGACAACAGAGGAGGTTAGGAATCCCCGATCCATCCGGCCGGGGAGGAGGAGTGCGTGTGCCTGGGAATCAATCCTCGAGCTCCGGAGCATGGAGCAGCGATAGAGGAGGATAGGTCCAGGTATAGCGGTGGGCACTGAAGGCATCCCCTACTTAGCTATCGTAATTTCGTAAGACATCGCATAGAACAAGATTGTCAGTAAGCACTGACAAACAAGCAACGCGAAACAAGAAAGCGATTAACGAAATGACTAACGAAACGAATAAGTATCACGCTGCACTTATCGAGCGCATTGAAGCTGCAAAGATTGACAATGTAAGCGAAGCTAATCTGAAGAAGCTTCAAAAAATGCGCGACATTTGCGCTCATAGCGAAGTCGCGAACATGTTCGAGCGCTGCGACGTTGACGAAACAAGATTTGCACGTGCAATCTATGCAAGCGAAAAAGCAATTCGCTTTGCAGCGCTGATCATCAATCACAAAGACGCGCTTAACAACGTCATGATGCACGCTGCTTTTCGCACTGCAATCAATTGCTATCGTCATGACGCGAAGCTTTACTATCGCGATATTGAGCAAGCTTGCAGCGCATCTAGCGAAGTATCAGACGAACGAAAGCATCTTGTTTACAAGCGCAAGACGCACAAAGCAACGTCGACAACTAATGCACAAAAGCAATCGTCGCTTGATGCTTTGAAGACGCTGAACATTATCAAAGCATGTGACGTAGAAAAAGACGCTTATATCGTCAATCTTAATGAGATTGCTGAACGTATCTGTAAAGTATTTAACATAGATACTACGAAAGCAGCAGAAGCAGCTTAAGTAAATCGAGCGTAGCGCGTGCTAACAAAGCACGCGCTACAAAGAAAAAGCACTAATCTAGCAGATACTGAAGGAGCAAACGCTAAATCAGCTTGCGCTTATGTATAGCAATAACAGTTATCGCGATATGCCCGGCGCGTCCCAGGCTTATGTATAGCGATAAATGTTATCGCGATACACCCGGCGCGTCCCACATCGGTGTCTGCCAACCCAAAAGTCGATCCATACCTAATCGGGGATTCCACCATGCTGCTCCGTCGAAACGTCCTGAACCGTCCATTTGAGTATCGTCGCGACCGTTGCGGCACGCTCATCGTAACGCCCTGGTTCGTCCTGGCAACCCAGTTCTATGCCCGACTGCACCGCGTGTAACCCATGCTCTACGCGCTCTACCTCATCCTCACATTCACGAACCCCAACGGGGCGACGAGCGAAGAATGGCACGGGCTGGACGCTCATCTGACCCGGGAGCAATGCGAGTCCTACGCGTCCACCTACGCGGAATTTGCCCAGACGCTCCCCAATGGGCTCACCATTGCCCAGCGCGCCGTGTGTGAGCCCATAACGCCACTTCCGCCGATCGACTGAAACGAGAACCCCGCCCGGAGCATGAGGCGGGGTTTTTGTGGCTGAAGGGCAGGGGACGGGATCGGTTCAGGCAGTCCCGGCAGACGCGTCGGGAAGCTCGGGGAAGGCGAGGGCAGGCGCTTCACGAAAACCTGCCCCGTCCCCTGGTCCGCCACCGTGGAGCTGCCCGGTCCACGGATCCCTTGATCCTAAGCCGTTCCCCGACCCCGTTCCCGTTCCCTGCTGCCATACCGCGGAGCCCTTTAGTGGCGCCATTCCCCGACCCCGATCCCGAACCCTGAATCGCAGAAACGCGAAAGCGCGCCCCGTGCAGAGCGCGCTCTCAGACCCTATGCGCTGATTGCTGCAAGCTCCTGCATCAGTGCCTCACGCTCAGCCTGCTCTCGCTCACGACGCTCGCGCATAGCCTGAAGCAGAGCCTTGCGTTCAGCCTTCAGATGCTCAAATGCCTTCTGCACTTGCTCGTTGAAATCCTCGACAGAAAGCTCGCACTGCCCCTTGATGTGCTGAAAGCGCGCGACTGCTTCCCTATAGACGCGTAATGCCCTCAGACGCAGCGTTGCAGGCTTTTCCGCGTCTCGCGTGACAGATTCCGCAGCAGTGATCAGATCGAGTTCGCGTGCCGCAGCGATGATCTTCGAGTTCGTGTGAAGCTTGATCGACATGTGTTGCTCCTATGTAGCTATCTACGTTTCTAGCTTAGTAGCTATCTAGCTATCAGTCGGCAGGGTTATACAGGCAGCGCGACGGTCGCTTTGTCGAGCAGATAGGCACACGCGAACATCAGGGCGATGAGCACGGCTGCCCCGGCGAGGTCTTGCGCGTAGAGGGAAAGCTGACGCTTGATTTCAGAACGGGTGCGCATGTGAAGCTCCTTGCTGTATTGCGATAGTTAGAGCTTACTAACTCACGCGCAGGGTTGCGGCAGGGTTCTGCGACTAGGTGGCCGGAAAGTGCTCAGGGCCGGGCCTAGGAAGGCCGTGGAGGGCCATGGGCGGCCGGAGTGGGGTAGGGTGGCCGGCAGGGCCTGGAAGAGCCTCAGCGAGCCCCTGTGGGCCGCGCGGCGGCTCCCGAACCCGATCCCGAACCCTGAACGCGCACCACAAGAAAGGGCACTGCCCTTTCCATGCTTAAGCCCATTCCTCAGCTGAAGCATCGTGCATACACGCTTCGCGCCCGTATCCCTCAAGCGGGACGAGGATTTCGACGTAGCACCCTCGCGTGTCAGGGAAGCGCCCTACGAGCTCGATCGTCCCGTCAGGGAACTCAGTTTCCCGGCAGTAGGGTGCTGTCTTGCACAGGGCAAAGAGCAGATCCCGCTGCACCTTCGTGTCGAGGTTGCACTCGTCGGGCACGATCGACAGGAACGCGTCCCATAGCGTGCCGATCTCTGCGTCGCTGTAGGTGCGAACCGCTGCTGCTTCTTCGTAGGTCATCATGAGCTTTGCTCCCTTATGTGTTGCTGATGATTCATCATCGCAGAGCACTCGCAGGGTTGCGGCAGGGATCTCTTGCGGATTTGCAGGGGTCTGTGGCGGCTTTCGGGGGCGGTGAAGGATCTGGCACACCCCGGAACCCGAACCCGTTCCCTGCGCCCCTATACCGTCCCCTGTGCCTTCCCCGAGCTTCATCCGCACCCATGCCCGGAGCTATCCATTCCCCTGGGCCAAGACCTGTCCATTCCCCGCCGGCAAGTCCCTTGACGTAATCCGTTCCCGAACCCTCACACGCGCCCAAAGAAAAAGCGCTCCGAAGAGCGCTCCTTCTTCCCCTCAAGCTGCAAGGATGTCAGCAAGGTGACGCGTCTGAGGCGTGTCGGTCAGACGGTAAGTCGCGTTCTTGCCCTTCATGCCGTTCGACGTGACGATCCCGAGCGCGCTCAGTGCGGCGAGCGACGAGGACTTTTGCGTCGGCATCGTGTTCGCTGCGACCGTGTGACGTGCCAGGTGCTTGCCCCACTTCACGTCCGAGCCCTCGAGACGAACCTTGTCCGAGCAAGCTGCCTCGATCAGCGTTCCGGGCACGTCCTTCATGCCCTGCTCTTTCAGGTTCAGCATCGACTTGACGATCGCCCGGTCGAAGGCGTTCGTGAAGATCTTACCGCCGAGCGCCTGTGCAAGACCCCTGATCTTGTCGAGCGCGTAGACGTTGAACCGCTTACCGACAGAGACAGAGCGGTTGATGATCGAGGCATCGAAGTCGATCGCCGCAAGCACCTGCGCGATACCGATCTGAGTAAGATCCCGCTGCGCGTTCTCAATCGAGCGCTTGACCGATGGACCGACATGACCGGTCGCAATCTCGAACTCAAGGCGCGCGCTCAGCTCCGCAGCGATCTCCTCTGCCTTCTGCTTTGCCTGCTCCGGTGTGATGTTCGCGATCAGCGACTTCATCTCGCCGGGAACGAAGCTTGCGATGGCCTCTTCCTCTTCGGCCTGGGCCTTGGCCTCAGCCTCAGCTTGGGCCTTCGCTTCTGCCTCGGCCTTAGCCTTAGCTTCCTCTTCCGCCTTCAGCAGAGCTTCCTTCTCAGCTTCCGCCTGTGCCTGTGCTGCGAGTTCAGCCTCCAGAGCAGCCAGGTCGTTGTCCTCGACAAGTGCAACCTCGGTCTTAGCGATGACAGCCTGTGCCTTCTTGAGCGACTTCTTAGACATTTTCGAACCTCATCTTTCATGTTGCTGTTATGTCGAAAGCATCTCGCTTTCGATGTTTAGACAATACGCGAGACGAGCGCAGAAGTCGGCAGGGTTAAATCATGGAGATGCAGGAACGTTATTAGGGCCGCGGGCAGGTGGGAGCCGCCGAAACCTTAGCCGGAGCCGGAAATACCTAGGTTAACCTTGGAGAACCATGGGAAGCCGCGGAACGGCTGGTGTCTGATCCGGGAATGAGGCTGAATCTGATCCGGAACCAGCGTGAAAGAGTGCCCCGGAGGAGAGAACCTGACTACGCTTCCCGTGCCATCGATAACTATAATATATATACCTTTACATAGATAATTAGATACAACTAATAAGTTGAAAAACCTCCTCTGTCCCCTGCCTCACTCACACGCTTCCGGGACGTTCTGAGGTCTCTTCCGGATAAAAAGAAAGGGTGCTGCACGAAGCAGACACCCTTTAAATTTGACGGCTGTCCGGGTGGGCCGTCTCAGCAACACGAAGTAAGCGAGCAACCGCTCACAAGAGCGCTCCGGACCTGCGCTCTCGAAATCGTTGATTGTTGTATAGCATCGGGGAGCGTGGAGATGAAGTAGCCCCTGCGTGCTTTGCGACATCGCCCAGGCCCATGGTCGACCGTGGGGTTCCGAGGGCAGGGGTTTTAGCCGAGGAGGTCCGTGGAATTTTCGGGGTGGATGTAGGGAAACCGCGGCGCGCAACCATCCCTCCTTCTTCAGCACAACCACCCCTTCTTCATTCCTTCCTTATCTCTCCTATACGTCCCTTCACACCTCTACCTCTCTCCCTCTCATACAGGCATACCCTCTACGTATCTCTCCCCTCACACACGCATACGCCTATACCTGTCTACCGGACGCTATCTGTCTGCCGACTCCTATACCTGTGTCGGTTCCTGCCTGACGTCATATGCGTTCATTCCCCGTTTCCGTTTTGATGCGCTCGAATATGTATTTTCCCTTGCAGGGTCTGATGTTCGTTCTTTCGCTCAGGGAAGCTCGAGGGCTTGAGCCGATATGCTTTCTGATATTCGGGTGCTGCTGACGTGTCGGAAGCGCTGTATGAGCTTCTATGTGAGTTCCCTGTTTCGGTGCCTCTTCTGCTGTTCTGTGCCTGTTGAGCGTCTGTTTGGCCGAAAAAGCTGAAATTGCCTGTTTGGTGTCAACTTAGGGGAAACTTAGCGTAAACTTTTGGCCCGAAATGGCATCGCTAGTGATGGTTTCAGGTTTACATTTGGAGGGTCCAAAATAGGTATTTTGGGTGCCTTCCGGGGTGTTTTGGGGCCTGTGTCAACCTGAATGTAAACTTAGCGCAACCTTTGGTGAGGTGCTCCGGGAGGGTGCTGCCATGGGTGTTCCGTGGATCCCGGGCCCGTTTCCGTAGCTGTGTAGCTACGTGCCTATGTAGCTATCTGCCTATATAGGGGTGGCGTGTGACCGTTCG